AGTATATTGGTTTCAGGAGCAGCAATTCCGGCTTCTACAGTAAACCCAGCAATTATACAATATAGGGGTAGGGAAGTTAAATTGGCCGGCGAAAGAATATTTGATCCGTGGACAGTAACAATAATTAACGATACTAATCAATCATTACGTAGACCATTTGAACAATGGTTGGATGCAATCAATCAGAAAGATGATAACAGAGGGCTATTAACACCTTCTGAATACTATCAAGATATTGAAATCATTCACTTAGACAGAAATGATGAGCCTTTAAAAGGTGGTCAGTATATGTTGAAGGGAGCATTCCCAATTAATATGTCAGAAATAGCATTACAATATGCACAGAACGACATCATTGAGGAATTCACAGTTACATTCCAGTATCAAGCATACGAAAACGTTGGCGTAGACGTAGCCATTTAATGTGGCTAGCGTTTTTACTTAAGGTAAAAGAATAGATAATTATGGATATATTTGGATTTGAAATAAAAAGGAAGGGCCAGGCTACAAACGAGAAATCGTTTGTTGCCCCCGCCGAAGACGGTGCAATTGAGTCTATTAGAGCAGGCGGATATTACGGCACTTATTTAGACCTAGATGGGATTTCCCAAACAGAGTCTGAATTAATAAAAAGGTATCGTGATATCGCTATGATGGCAGATGTTGACACAGCGGTTGAAGATATAATTAATGAATCAATCGCTCAACTGGAAAATGAAACTCCAGTTGAAGTCAACTTGGACAATGTAGAATTGTCTGCTTCTATTAGAAAGTCTATAGTAAGAGAGTTCGAAGAATTAAAGAACTTAATGAACCTAAAAGAAATGTGTCAAGACTATTTCCGAAGGTGGTATATAGACGGGAAAATATATTTCCACAAAGTCATCGATATAGATAATCCAAAAGATGGGATCAAAGATATTAGGTATATTGATCCTAGAAAAATAAGACGTGTTCGGGAAGTGAAAAAGGAAAAGAATGCGTCTGGTGTGCAGTTTGTTAAGGATGTTGAAGAATACTTTATCTATAATGATAAAGGTGTTACAACAAAACCAGGAGCGTATGTAGCCCCAGAGAATCAACAGGGGTTAAAAATTGTAAAAGACGCTATAGCATATGCACCAAGTGGTTTGGTAGATCACGATAAGAAAATAGCATTATCGTATTTACATAAGGCAATAAGGCCGGCAAACCAATTAAGGATGATGGAGAACGCGGTAGTCATTTATAGGATTACAAGGGCTCCTGAAAGACGTATTTTTTATGTAGATGTTGGTAACTTGCCAAAGATGAAGGCAGAACAATATCTAAAAGACATTATGGACAGGTATAGAAATAAACTTGTTTACGATGCTAATACAGGAGAGATACGTGATGATAAGAAGTTTATGTCTATGTTGGAGGATTTTTGGCTCCCTAGACGTGAAGGAAGTGCAGGTACTAATATAGATACTTTGCCAGCAGGACAAAACCTGGGACAAATAGAAGACGTAGAATATTTTCAACGTAAACTATATCAGGCATTGAACATTCCTGTATCACGTTTGGAACAACAAGCAGGACTAAACTTTGGTAGAGCGGCTGAGATTAACAGAGATGAAATGAAGTTTACAAAATTCATCATCAAGTTAAGGAGGAAGTTTAGCTTACTCTTTAATGATTTGTTAAGAAGTCAGCTTTTACTAAAGAATGTTATTACGTCAGATGATTGGGATAACATTAAAGACGATATTATATATGAGTTTGCTACTGATGCTTATTATACAGAAAGCAAAGAACAGGAGATACTCAGAAGTAGAGTTGAAGTCTTAAATGGTTTATCAGCGTATATAGGAACATTTTTTAGTAAACGTTGGATACAGAAAAACGTTTTACAATTAACTGATGAAGAGATTGAAACTATTGATACAGAATTATTGGCAGAGCCACAGTATCAAAGACAATATCAGTGGAGTCCGTTAAGTGCAGTTCCACAAGAAGGTGGAGAGCAAACGGATATAAATAGTAATGATATACCGGGAGAAGGAAATCCTCAACCCGGACCAGATAATGGAGCTTAGGAGTTATGACAGACGAAAAAGACAATAGTGCAGTAGCAGATATGGTGGATAATATTATCCAAGGCAATACAGCTGATGCACAAGATCAGTTTAACAATATTATGGCAACAAGGACTAACGAGGTCGTTGATGACATGAAACAGGAGAAGGCTGCAGATGTTTTTAAACAAAGCGTTGATCCTGAAATGGAACCACAAGGTGTTAAATTAGATGACGCACTTGTGGATATAGATCAAACAACAGGGAGACCTGTAGAAGGAGAAACAAATGAAGACATTTAAAGAATTCAGAACAGGGCAACTATCAGAAGCTCCTGTTGATGGTGTCGCAAAAGGCAGTTTACCTGGAGACCAACATATGTGCGCTAGTAAAATAATGCACAAAGAGTGGAACGAAGGTACACCTATACATGGTGAACACGCAGAGCCAGATGCAAACGGGAATGTGGCATGGTATAAAGTAATGTTCGAACATGGTATCGAACAAGTTGAAGTGGATGACCCTAACGTAGAGATACTTGAAGAAGGATCTCACGGATCTCATAGTAAAAAGAAAAAATACTAAAATTTTAACTAAAGGAAAACAACAATGGCAGTAACAGTAAACAACTTAAAACTAACCCAAGTCCAGGGCGTGGTGAGTGTGCGAGGGACTGCTGCAACAGGGACAATCGACTTAAACGTTACACTAAAGAAATCCACTGAAACAGCTAGCAGCCCGGCAGTTAATATAAAAGGACTACATTGGACATTATCAAGTGGCGCAAGTGCTAAGGTGCAGCGTAACTCCGTTGTCCTATACGAACTAGCAGAGAATGGTAGTTTAGATATGTATGGATACGCGGACAATTCCGAAAATACATCAGACATAGAAGTCGTAATTGCTGGGGGAGCCGGCGGAACAGTTATAGTAGACTGTGCGAAGGTCTCAGGATTCGGTTCACAACAACATCAAAACGCACCATTAGACACTAATGATAGTGGCGACGTTTATGACGGAGGAAGTTTAGGATAATGAGACTAATAAAAGAATTTAATGAGGAGATAAGATACCTCACAGAGGAGAGTAAGGACCCTAAGAAACCAAACGTCTTTATAGAAGGCGTATTCTTACAATCAGATTTAAAGAACAAGAACGGACGTATATATCCTAAAGAGATAATGCAAAGGGAAGTCAACAGGTATGTTGAGGAAAATGTTAAAACTAAAAGAGCTTACGGTGAATTAGGACACCCGGAAGGTCCAACAGTTAATTTAGACAGAGTTTCTCACATGATTGTATCTCTTAAAGAGGACGGAGCTAATTACATAGGTAAAGCTAAGGTAATGGATACTCCAATGGGCCGTATTGTAAAAGAACTTATCAGCGAAGGTGCTCAACTAGGTGTTTCATCTAGAGGGTTAGGAACGTTGAAAGAGAGGGGAGGCATAAACGAGGTACAAGACGACTTTATGCTTGCCACAGCAGCAGATATTGTTGCAGACCCCTCAGCTCCGGATGCTTTTGTACAAGGCATCATGGAGGGTAAAGAGTGGGTTTTTGTTAATGGGAGATGGACAGAGCAAGACATTGAACAATCCCAATCAATTATTAATAGAGCTTCTAGTGGAGAATTAGAAGAGCAAAAGATGGTTGTTTGGAACAATTTCTTACAAAAACTATCTAAATATTAATAGAAATCCGTATAATTATAAATATTATACGATTTATTATAATTATTTAAATAAATAATCCTAATACAAAAAAGGAGAGAAAAATGGGAGTAGAATCCAAAATCAGAGAACTTTTAGAAGGCAAACAACAGCCTCAAGAAAGTATAGATGAGCAAATTGCTGGTGATCAACAACCGCCTATGCAAGGTTCAAGTTCCAAAGCAAACTTGCCAACATCTTCTGGGGATGCACATCGTCCATTAGACAAAAAAGTTGGAGATGCCAACCCTCCTCTACAAGGTAGTTCAAATCCAAATCCTGAACAACAAGACCTTAGCGGTTCTAGTAACCCAGAAGGCGGATTAACAAGTCCTGTAGGTAAGGAAGCATCAGCAAAAGCAGGTTCTGCACCTCGTCCACAACATAGTGGCGCAGGTCAAGCTCCGAACTTCAACGACTCAACAGATCCTAGTTCTGTTGTAAACCAAAGTTCTTCACAAGGGAACGTTTACAAGGAAGAGGAAGAAGTTGAAGCCTCAGAGGAAGAAGAAATTCTAGATTCAGAGGTTGAAGTCGAGGAAGATCAAGAAGAGATCGTCGAAGATGAATATATCGAAGACGGTGAAGAAGAAATCGTCGAAGAAATCGAAGACGATGAAGAGCTAGTAGAAGAAACTGAGGAAGAAGATTCCGAAGATTTAGAAGCAGAAACACTTTTCGAAGATGACATCAACAACTTATTTTCAGACGAAGAGCATCTTTCCGAAGAATTTAAAACAAAAGCAGCCTCATTATTCGAGACTGTGGTTGTAGCGAGAGTCAATCATCAAGTAGAAATCATTGAAAACGAACTTGTTGAAGAAGCCAGTAAGGCTTTTGACGAAGCTAAAGAAAAACTCGTAGAAAACGTAGACAAATATCTTAGTTATGTAACTGAGCAATGGATGTCTCAAAACGAGTTGGCTATTGAGAATGGCCTAAGATCAGAGATTACTGAGAGCTTTATTAAAGGCCTTCAGAATGTATTCACAGAACATTATATTGATGTTCCTGATGAAAAACTTGACGTCTTAAGTTCTCAACAGCAAGAAATTGACGAGCTAAAATCTAAGTTAAATGAAGAAATTAGTAAGTCTGTTTCTATCAGCGAAGAAAAAGAGCAACTACAAAAGGAGAAAGTATTCTCTTCCGTGGTCGCAGATCTAGCTGAAACTGAAGTAGAAAAGTTTAGTACTCTAGTGAACGAAGTTAGTTTCGGGAGCGAAGAGGAATATACTTCGAAGCTAAACGTTATTATGGAAAATTATTTTCCTAAAGCAAAAGCTAGTGAGTCTAGCGA